TGGTCACAAAAACCACGCCCGACTACACCACGCTGATCTCGCCGAAAATTGTCGCGACGGGAAACATCGAACTCGCATCCACCACGCTCGATTTGCGAAACGTGCCAGGGGCTTGGGTCGTCGGTTTTATGGGCCGTGGAAGCGCTGGCACCCCAACCCGCGCAGGATACTTCGCGATCCGCCCGACGGACAACAACAGCGACATTGTCCCAACGACGATTTTCGACATGGTCGGCCAAGGCCCAACGACGGCCGCTTTGCTCGGGGCGCTCACTGCTGATGTGTCCACCTCGGCAAACACAATCGCTATCGCCTCGACTGCCTTTTCCATCGGCGACACGGTCTGCATTTTTAACTCTGGCGGAACGCTGATCCAATGGAATCGAATCGCCTCGGGTGCGACAACCTCCTGGACGATGGAGCGAAACCACCGCGTACTAAATCTCAATACCAACTCGGTGACCAACCTCGCCGATGTCCGCAGAGTTTGGATCCCTGGCGGTGACATTTACGAGTGTCGATTCGTCAACTACTCGTCGATTCCCTACGTCGTGCAGCTAATGGCCGTCGTCGACAAGGGAGAGACTATTACCTGATGCTCGCGTACTACGGGCCGGAATGGGAAAGCCTTGCAAGCCGAATCGTCGGTCGGTGGTGTCCTTCGTTTACTGGCAACACTGGCCTTCAATTGCCAGACACGACGGGCCGGAATCATGGAACCCTGAACAACTTTGCGAACAACGGCAACGATGCGTATGTAGCAAGCCCAGACAAATTAGCGTTGAATTTTGACGGGGTGAATGATCGCTTAGCAGTCAACACCGTGAACCTAAGTACCCTCGATTTCGCCCTATCGTTTTGGGCGCAGCAAAGGGGCGCGGGGGCGATTGGAATGCCGATTGGCAATAGCACAACGACCACTAGCTATATTTGGTTTCGGTCGGGAAACTATTTGCGTTTCCAAATGCCGACCGGCAACGTCGAGTTTAATCTTACGACATTTACGACATTTAGACATTATTGCATTTTTTCAACACCTAGCACTGCTGCAATTTCAACAATCAACCTTTTTGTAGATGGGGTTTCGATTGGTGCGTTGACCTTAGCGGCGGGGACTTTTACGGTTAATGCAATCGGAGACGGTTATTCGTCAAACGCGTTTCCTTTTCCCGGCGTTATCGACGACGTTATAGTTTTCGGTCAGGGGCTAAGGCCGCATGAACCCAGATTTATCTACGATCAGGGCCGGGGAGGTGGAATGTTGTACCAGCCACCGAGACGACGCAGTGTCGCTGCGGTCATCGCCGCTTTGGTGCTCGCTTGCGAAACAGCCAACTACAGTCTGACGGGTCAAGCAGCAGGCTTGTTCGCGAGTCGATTGCTTGCTGCCGATCAAGCTCAATACATCCTCTCCGGCAACGCGGCCAACATTACCGCAAGCCGCCTGCTTTCAGCCGATCCTGCATCCTACACCGCGACCGGCAACGAGGCTGCGACGATCTGCGCGAGACTGCTCGACGGCGGAGCTGCGGCTTACGCTCTGACGGGCGCCGATGCTGGACTGATCGCAAATCGAAAGCTCACGGCGGAGCAAGCAATCTGTTTCCTAGCTGGAAATAATGCCGAGCTGCTTCGATCGCTCAAGCTTAATGCTGGCTCGATGGCACTGCAACTCGACAACTTTGCCGCGTCGCTGTTAGCCGATCGCAAGATCTCCGCCGACGGTGCCCAGTACATCCTAGTCGTCTCCGATGCAAATCTCACCGGCTCTGCGTCTGGAGTCGCCCCCTACTACTACCTGTTCATGATGCGAGGACCTCAGTAAATGGCCACCTTTAACAAGTTCCAATCGTTCGCCAAAAATGTCGCCGAAGGCAAGATCAACCTTGCCACAGATCAACTCGCCGTCGCACTGACCAACGTCGCTCCTGTAGCTACCAATGCGGTTTTGGCCGATCTGACTGAGATCAGTTACACCAACGCGAGCACTCGCAATCTGACGACCAGCAGCAGCACTCAGACCGGTGGAGTGTACAAGCTCACCGTGGCCGACCTGGTGATCACCGCTTCGGGCGGATCTGTCGGCCCGTTCCGTTACGTCGCTGTCTACGACGACACGCAGACCAGTCCAGCCAAGCCGCTGATCGGATGGTACGACCGGGGCGACTCAGTCACCTTGCTTGCTGGCGAAGCAATCACGCTCGACTTCGATCAAGTCAATGGACTCCTGACCCTCACCTAATTATGTATCGAAACACTGCCGGAACACTAAAAGTCTTCGCGTTCAACCGGACAACCAATGCTCCGGTGACTGGCGGTGCTGCGCAGATCACTTGCCGAGTCTCTCTCGACGGCGGTGCTCGTGCTGCGCTCGCCGATACCAATCCGACCGAGATGGAGGACGGCTACTACCTGTTCGATGTCACCGCAGGCGAAACCAACGGCATCACCGCAGACTTCTTCCCCGAGTCCGCAACATCTGGCGTCCAAGTGATCCCCGTCGAGCATTCTCGCTACCTGTCGCTTGAGAATGTGATCGCGGCCAAAACCAACACGATCCAGTCGGGCAAGGTTTCTTATGCTGGCCCAGTCACCGCCAAAGGCACCGTCGATCAGATCGTCATCGGCGATGATTACCTTGTGGCCCACGGTACCGCATTCGTCTGGACGATCTCTGCGATCCCTGGCATGTCGGTCGGTGCTGTCACGGTCCATTTCGGTGGAACCAACGGGACTCATCCATTCGCCGTCACTGGAACCGCTGCGGACATCGGATCGGGGAAATGGTCGCTCGCCTGCGAGATGCCTCGAGCGACCTCGGGCGGACTGGTCCCCGGAGAGTACCGCTACTCGGTGGCTGTCCACAATGCTGCCGGCGTCGAACTGACTCGGGTGTACTACGAGGATCCGTTCGTTGCTGTGGAGAAATTCACCCCATGAACGTGACCTTCAAAGTCCGAGAAGCTTTCTTCGATCGGCCTAAAGTGATTGCCTCGCTGAAAAAAGCGAAACGCAAAGTCTTGTCCAAGGCTGGTGCTTTCGTTCGCAAGCGAGCTCGGTCGTCGATGCGTCGCCGAAAGTCCGCTTCGGCACCTGGCTCTCCACCGTCGGCTCACTCGCCCAACACGCACTCGCTCAAGACGATCCTGTTCGCGTACCAGCCCCAAAGCGAATCGACGATCGTCGGCCCAGTGCAACTCAACCAAGTCAACTTCACGATCGAGTCGGTCACGAGCACTGTGGCTGGTCTGCATGAACGGGGCGAGACTGCGATCATTCGCGAGTACCGATACGCCTCCATTGAGGGAGAGGGCGAACCGGCCAACTGGCGACGGGTCGACGGCCGTCGAAGGTATGACGAGCGTCCTGGGTATCGATTCGAGACTCGCCGTCGCCGAGCTCGGTACCCCAAGCGTCCGTTCATGCGTCCTGCGCTCGAGGCCGAAGCCCCCAATTTCCCCGAGCTGTTCAAGAACTCGATCGCAGCGGTGAGGTAACACATGGCATCCAACATCAAGGCCGGTCAAGCTTACGTCGAGATCGCGACCAAACAGGGGTCTTTTGACAAAGGTATGGCCCAAGTCCAAGCTGCGATGGCACGTCTCAAAGGCGTCGCGACGACCATGGGCACCGGAATCGGAAAAGGATTCGCTGGTGCTCAAGGTGCCTTGGGTGGCTTTTCCAGGAGCGTACTTAGCCTCCCTGCTGCGATCGCTGGCTCGGTCGCTGTGACTGGCCTTGTCGCACTGGCAAAGAATTTCGCCGACGCTGGGTCCGCCGTCGACGACATGGCCCAGAGAACCGGCATGAGTGCTGAAGCGGTGTCCTCGCTGGGGTACGCTGCAAAGCTTTCCGGTACGGACATCGGAACACTCGAAAAAGGTGTCCGCAAAATGCAAATGGGCATCGCCGATGCAGCCGCTGGCGTGCCTGGTGCTGCCGATAAATTCGCCGCTCTTGGCCTGAGTGTCGCCGATCTGCAGAAGATGTCGCCCGACGAGCAATTCCTAGCGATCGCCGACAAGCTGTCACTGATTCAGGATCCGGCGTTGAAAAGTGCTGCGGCCATGGAGTACTTTGGCAAAGCCGGTGCGGACCTGGTCCCCATGCTTTCCGGAGGGGCCGAGGAAATTCGCAAGCTCCAACAGGATGCCCAAGATCTTGGTCAAACCATGTCCGGCGAGGATGCTGCCGCCGCCGCTAAGCTCGGCGATGTGTTCGACAGGCTGCTCGGCGTGATCGGTGGCCTACAGACCCGAATCGGTTCGGCCCTCGCGCCGCTGCTTACCGCGGTCGGCGAACAGATCATCAGTGTGGTCTCGAACGTCAGCAAGTTCATCGGCGAAAACCAAGAGCTGATCGTAACGATCGCTAAGTGGACGGCGGTCGGAGCTGGCTTGCTCGCTGGCCTTTTCGCACTCGGTGGAGCTGCGGCCGTCGCCTCGGTGGCCATGACCGGCCTAGCTGCGATCGGTGGAGCGATCGCCACAGTGTTCGGCCTGATCGTCAGTGTGATCACCGCCATCGTTTCCCCGATCGGTCTGGTGATCGTCGGAGTCACCGCCGCCACTGGAGCATTTCTCTACTTCTCGGGTGTCGGGGGTGAGATGGTCGGCTATCTGGTCGCCAAGTTCAACGAGCTTAAATCGATTGTGCTGCCGGTGTTCGATGCGATTAAGACCGCTTTGATGTCCGGCCAATGGCAAGCCGCTGGCCAAGTCGCCATGACCGGCCTGCAATTGGTCTTCCGGGTCGCGACTCGGGACCTGTACGCGGGGTGGCTTTCGATGATCACGAAGATTCAGAACGCTTGGACGGATCTGTCCGCCATGGTTTCCATTGGTGCGATTGAAATGGTCGTCGGTGTCGTGAACACCCTGGCCGGGATCCCAACCCAACTGGCCAAAGGATTCGCAACGGCAGTCACTTGGTTACAGGGTGCGTTCGACGAAACGGTCAACTTCATCGCCAAGAAGCTGCTGTACATCTATTCGCTAATCGACCGTTCGGTTGACTACGAAAAAGCAGCGATGCAGATGGACAAAGATGCTGCCAAACGAGCCGATGCGCGTCAGAAATCGCTAGACACTGCCAACCAGAAACGAGACCAGGAGCTACAGACTGGCAATACTGGCCGCTTGCAATTGGCCAATCAAATGACGCAGGGTATCACCGCCCAGGCGAATCAAACCAAGAGCGATCGCGAGGGACGCAACGCTCAATCCCTTGGTGTGTTTGACAAATCGATTTCTGATCTCCGAGCATCGTTGAAAACACAAACAGCGGAGATCGACAAAAACGCACCAGGGAAAGGATTCCTTTCCTTCCTCGGTCCTTTGGGGCAAGCCGTTGAATCCGTGGTCGACACAGCCAAGACGCTGTCCGCTCCGACAAGCCGCAAGATTCCAACCGTAGAACAGATCAAAGCGACTACTGCCACTCAAGTCGGAGGAACGTTCTCAGGCTTTGCTGCTGGCATGATGGGGGGCACTACATCGGCCCTCGATCGTATGGCGGATCAGTCAGCCAAATCGAACGACTTGCTCTCGCAGATCGCCAAGAACACCGCCCAATCATCATCGCCTACTTATGGGACCTAAATAAATCATGAGTGCATGGACGCATTTGCCGATCTTCATTGATGAAACCGCAGAGTCTCGCGAAACGGACTTCGATCTCATTGGTGGACGTAAAAGCTTCAACCGCATTGCTATCGTCACCGGATACACCCAGGCGGAGGATGCTGCACAAGCGGCCATCGACTTGCCCAGTACTCCATTCCCATTGACCATTGCGGCCAGTGGAGTACTTCCCGCGATGCAGATGGTCACTGCTAAGGCGAAGCCGCTTGCGCCAAACGCATGGGAAATTGTCTTTGGGTACGAATCTCGTGCGATCGAGCTGTTCACTTACAGTGGCACGAGCCAGGGCAAGAGCCAGACAATCACCCAGTCGTATGGGACAACGATCTACGGTTCGGGCGCTGCGAATTATGGATCGGCGATTAACGTCGATCAGAACGGAGTCAAGGGCGTCGAGATCGGGATTCCTGGCCTAGAATTTTCGATCGAAAAGACGATGGCAAAGGGCGTACTAAGTTTTGCGTATGTGTTGACCCTTGTGAATTTGACGTACAAAACCAACAACGCAGCTTTTCGAGATTTCGCCCAGGGTGAACTGCTTTTTACCGGCGCGGAGTTCCG